ATGAAAGGAAAGAACGTGAAAGGCCGGACGGGTCCCGGCGGAATGGACGCGGAGCACATCTGCGGGATAATGGGGGAAGCCCCTACCCAGCCTCGGTGGAACGGGGCCGTACAGCCGTCCCTCTACGGCGATGAATACCTAAATGGAATTGCGAGCGTGCAGCGCCGGTCACTGCACATTCCCGCCACCCTGCACCGGAAACTCTCCATCCTGGCGGGAGCCTCAAACGGGAAGGTCACGCTGGAGGGGTTCATCAACCACCTTGTCTCGCGGCATCTGGAAGAATACAGGGAAACGGCGGAGATGATTCTGGAGGAGTCCCTGCCCGGCCGGACATAAGGGGCCGTCTCCCATGACAGGGCATCTCATCCGATCGGGGCATTGTTTTTTGTCTCAGGAACAATAGTGTTTAACATTTTAAAGGTATGAGTATGAAAAAAGAAAAAGAGTTGTTGGTTGCCGTCGCCAGCCAGAAGGGCGGCGTGGGCAAATCGGTCTTTACGGTACTGCTGGCCAGTGTGCTGCATTACCACAAAGGGCTGCGTGTGGCTGTCGTGGACTGTGACTCCCCGCAGCACAGTATCGCGCTGATGCGTGAGAGGGACATAGAGAACGTCATGAAAAACGATGACCTGAAGGTGGGCCTTTACCGGCAGCACGAGAGAATCCAAAAGCCTGCCTACCCGGTCATCAAGAGCGATCCGGAAAAAGCCGTGGAGGACCTGCGGCGTTATACCGTGGAGAAAGGCGAGGCTTTCGATGTCGTGCTTTTCGACCTCCCCGGAACGCTCCGCAGCGAGGGTGTGGTCTATACCGTCGCCGCGATGGACTACATCTTTGTCCCGCTCAAGGCGGACAACATCGTCATGCAGAGCTCCCTGCAGTTTGCCAAGGCGCTGGAAGAGGAGCTGATCGCCAAGGGGAACTGCAATCTGAAAGGGATCCGGTTGTTCTGGAACATGGTGGACAGGAGGGGACGGAAGGACTTGTACGAAGCCTGGAACCGGGTCATCCACAGGATGGGGCTGCGGCTGCTGTCCTCGCGCGTTCCGAACACCCTCCGCTACACCCGGGAGGCTGACCCTGTCCGCAAGGGTGTCTTCCGTTCCACGCTGTTCCCGCCCGATTCCCGTCAGGAGAAGGATTCCGGCCTTCCGGAACTGGTGGAGGAGATATGCCGCGCCATCGGTCTGGAGGAACCTGCTGCCGGCCGGGCAGATGATAAGATACAGACACCTTAAATAAGGATTTTTAGCCTAAGGTAAACTAAGCTAAACGGCACGGTAATAGGCTCCTTATAATTACGACTTCCCCTATGAATGCATTACCTTAGTAGTATATAATAAAGGAGGTAACAAGTTATGAGCGAGCAAATTAGGCGTATTTTAGCACAAGAGACAACGAAGACAAGCAAGATCCGTCAGCTGTACCTTTTAGGGGTTCCCCGCGCGGAAATCGCAAGGATGGTGACCAACGGCAATTACGGTTTCGTGGTGAACGCCCTGCGCCGGATGAGGGAACGCGAGGGCGGTTTGAACATCCATCCGGCGACAGCCACACTGGATTATACTTTCAACCGCAAGTTCGGTATCGAGATCGAGGCTTACAACTGTTCCCGTGAACGGCTCGCACGCGAGCTCAGGGAGGCCGGGATCGAGGTTACGGTGGAAGGCTATAACCATACCACCTGTCCATACTGGAAGCTCGTGACGGACAGCAGTCTGAACGGTAACAACACCTTCGAGCTGGTCAGTCCGATACTGGTCGGTGAAGTCGGCCTGCGGGAGCTGGAGAAGGTCTGCTAGGTGCTTGAGCTGTGTGGGGTGAAGGTGAACGACAGCTGCGGGCTTCACGTACATATCGATGCCGTCGGCTTCAATATGGAGACCTGGCGCAACCTGGCTCTGAGCTACAAGCACCTTGAACCGGTCATCGACGGGTTCATGCTGGCATCCCGCAGGGACAACCGCTATTGCCGGGGACTGGGGCATGTTTCTGACGAGATGATACGTTCGGCCCGGACGGTGGACGAGCTGAAAGGAAGGATCGGCGACCGTTACCACAAGGTGAACCTCGAGGCCTACTCACGGCACAAGACGGTCGAGTTCCGCCAGCATTCGGGAACGACCAACTTCACAAAAATGCGCAACTGGGTGCTGTTTCTCCACAAATTGGTTACCTTTGCCACACAAGGGCAAGTGCCTGTGGCCACCGCGCTCCGGGACATCCCCTTCCTTGACGGTGAACAGAAACTCTATTATAAACTGAGAACCAAAAAACTATCGGCATGAACAGGCATATGTATATTTTGGCAGATGGCGGCAGGATTGCCGCCTCCGACCCTTCTGAGTTTGTACGCCTCCTGCGTGAGGGCAGCTGGTTTGACAGCGAATGCACCGATGAGGAGTACATGGTGAACTTCTCGGGCCGGTACCATGAACTGCACGGGGTGAGGGTGAGGACCGACACGCCCGGGAATTTCATGGACGACCTGAAAAAGTACGGCTACATCAAGGGCTGAGCGGCCCGCTCCTTTATTATTACACTCCCTGCCGGTTTGAGGTCACTCCACTTCATTTCCGGTGGGGATTTTTTCTTTTTCATCGCCGTGATGCACCCGTCCTGCGGGTTTCCAAAGGGGGGGCGTGAAAGCCGACTGGCTACGGAGTCTTTTTCCGCGCCATATGACAAAAAACGACTATTCATGACTATTCCTGCCAGTCGGACGAATGTGCTTGTCCCGCATGTTTTCTTCCCTTATATTCGCACCGACATTTAAACGAGTTGAAAATATGGAAATATGCTACATCGAGGCCGGTGTCCTTGAGAGGATGCTGGCATGCGTCGAGAAACTGTCCGGAGATGTGGACAGGCAGTATGAGAGGAACCGCTGTAAGGAACCCGGCGAGTGACTGGACGGCCAGGATGTCTGCCTGCGCCTTGACATCTCGCCGCGTACCCTACAGACCCTCCGCGATACCGGACGGCTGGCGTTCACCCGCCTCCAGCGGAAGTTCTATTACAAACCGGAGGACGTGGAGAGGCTGATGACCTACGTCGGCATCAGACGCAAGGAGAAGGCGGTGAGGGAAAGAAGAAAGAACGGAAACCTTTAAAGAACGGAAGAAATGGAAGGAATTATCGATAAGGAAGACGGGCGCATCCGCAGGTTCTTCGCCCTGCTGGACAATATAGAGAAAAAAGTGGAACGTCTTGCCTGTGACAACCGTCCTCCCTTCAACGGGGAACGGTTCCTGACCGACAGGGAGCTTTCCGAGACATTGAAGATCAGCCGCAGGTGCCTGCAGGATTACAGGGACCAAGGACGGATTCCCTATATCCAGCTCGGTGGGAAGATCCTGTACAGGCAGTCGGACATCGAGAAGCTGCTGGAGGAGAATTATCACCCTGCATTGGTATAATATCGTATTCAAGTTTAAGGATTGCCGCCGGAATTGCATTTACGATTCCGGCGGCAATCCTTATTTAGTCGGCGGTTTCCTTGCCGGCCGCATCCGCGGACTTTCTTCTTTCCATCAGCCGGTCCATGTCCGAGGATATCTTCCGGTCGGTGACCTGGGCGTAGACCTGCGTGCTGTCGATGTTTGTATGGCCCATCATCCTGGCGATGCTCTCTATCGGAATACCCGCGGTCAACGTCAGGGTCCCGAACGAATGCCGGGCCATATGGTAGGACAGGTTCTCCCTCATCCCCAGTGCCACGCCCATCCCGTGCACCTCGCACCAGAGGACGTCGCGGACAGGCAGCGGGAATACCGGCTTGCCCTCATCCGTGGTGTTGTAAAGCTCCAGTATCTGTTCGGCCACGGGGGGCAGCGGGATGAACGCCTCCACGTCCGTCTTGGCCCGGCGGATGCGGATATACCTTCTCCCTTCCGAGGTCCTTCCGATATGACGGGGATGGAGAGCCCTCGTGTCCGCGTAGGCAAGACCGGTCATACAGGAGAAGATGAATGTCCTGCGCGCCAGCTCCATCATCGGGTCGGGCATCGGGGTCTCCATCATCCGCTTCAGTTCATTGCGGCTGATATGCCTTAGTTTAGGTGCATCTTTCTTCTCGTATGCCACATCTTCTATCGGGTTGGCCCGCAATACTTCCCGGTCCACGGCGATGTAGATGAGCCGGTTGAGCCAGCACAGGCAGTGGTTCACATGCCCGTTCCTGTGTCCCAGCTCCTTCTTGAGAAAGACCTTGAACGATTCGGCGAACTCCCCGGTGATGTCCGAAAAGGCGATGTCCCTCATCCCGCGGGATTCGACGAACTGTCTCAGGTTAAGCTGCGTGGTCTTCGACTGGCGGTAGGTCGAGGTGGAGTTGATCTCCTTGGAGCGGATCCTGAGACGTTCGCGTTCCACCTCTCTGGCCTGCAGGAGATATTCCGGCACGGAATTGGCACCTGACACGGTGGTCTTGAGCAGCTCGGCCGTGACCACCCCCTGGTTCCTCAGCAGGTTGGCGTATGCCTCCTCCAGCCGGCTGCGGAAGGCGGCAAGGCGGTTGTTCTCCCTGACTATTTTGATTTCACACTTCTTGCTGTCCCAGTCACCGGGCCTGCAATAGATGCCGGTGGTAACGGCTGACTTCTTGCCGTCAATGCTGATCCGGCAGAGGACGGCGGTCGTACTGTCCGATTTCACCTTGTTACGGTTGATGTAGAATAAGAGTTTGAATGTACTACGCATGATAATGATATTTTTTAGGATTAAAGAATGAGTTTCAAATCACGGGTCGCCTCGATGAACCTGTCCATGTCCTCGAACAGTTTCTTAGGGGTCACGCGCGCGTAGACTTGGGTGGTCTTTATGTTGGAGTGTCCCAGCATTTTGCTGATGGTCTCGATCGGAACCCCCTCCTCGAGCGTGACCAGGGAGGCGAAAGAATGTCTTCCCATGTGGTAGACGAGGTCCTGGCTGAGCCCCGCCATCAGGCGCAGGGATTTCATGTTGGCCCTGAGCGTGTGGTAGTCCTGCGGCGGGAAGAGGGTGGCGCGGGTATCGTCACGGTACTTTTCGATCAGTGCGAGGGCCTCCGGCAGCAGCTTGACGCGTCCGAGGTAGTCGGTCTTCTTCCGCCGGTATTTCAGCCAGAGGCTGCCCTCGTCATCCCAAAAGAGGTTCTCCCGGGTGATGCTTACCACATCGGCATAGGCGGTACCGGTGTAACAGGCGAAGAGGAAGAGATCCCGGGTGATGACATGTGACCTGCGTTTTTCTGGTATCTCCAGATCACGCAGCTTCTCGAAATTCTCACGGCTGAGTGCTTTCGGTGTTGTCTCCTTCTGCTTGGGCAGCTTGAAGTGGCAGAAATGATATTTCTCCGAGTGCCCTTCCTTGTAGGCGATGCGGCAGATCTTTTTCAGGATGGACAGGTAATGGCGCACCGTCTCCATCGCCAGTTTCTTCTTTTCCAGGCAGAAATCCTGATAGTCACGGATGAACTGCTCGTTGAGCTGTCCGAAGGCGAGGTCCGAGACCTTGAATTCCGTTTTGATGAATTCGGCAAGGGTGCGCCGGGTGTACACGTAGGTCGACATTGTCGTCGGCGCACGGTCCACGCCCACACGGGCCTTCATCTCCTCGTTGTGCCGGTCGAGAAGTTTGAGCAGGGTCATCTGCATGCCCGCGTTACCCTGGAACATGTCCCTGACCGCGGCGGCATCGAAATTCTTTTTCCTTTCCATGAGGGAATTGAAGGCCGAGTGTACGGCAAGTAGCAGCCTCTCTATCTTTTCATTGGTCTCCACCGCTTCACGGCTCTTGCCGTTCAGCCGGCTCTCACGTGCGTTCCATAGCCCGGGGGTACAGGAGAGCTTGCAGCTGAACTGCGCCATCGTGCGGTTGAGGGTGATCCGTCCCATGATCGGGGTCTTGCCGGTCTTGTCCGGCTCGCTCTTTTTCAGGTAGAGCAGCACCTTGAATTTTTCCACTTTCATAACGCTCTTTTTTAGGTTGTAAAAATACTCCTTTGAAAAGCGTCCTTTGGCATGCAAAACATTGATAAACAGTGAATACAAATCCGCTTTGTTCCTATCGGTAAAAATTCGGTTACCTGCCGTTGTTTCCGAAACAGGCGGCTAACAGTCTGGTAACTGAAACGTTGCAATATTTTGTTTTCTTTTGCAGGTCTGTCTGTTCTGCAATTCTCGCAAAATGCTTAATTATAAACGATTTACGTTTAATTCTCGTCATTCTGTTTTTTATTGCATTTCTAAATATTACTTATGCAGCACGCCATACATTCGCTTCATTGGCCATAGCGAACAAGGTTTCATTGGAGTCCATCGCCAAGATGCTGGGGCATACGGATATACGCACCACCCGAATCTATGCAAAAATCATGAACTCCACCATCGCATTTGAAATGCAGACCTTACAGGACAAATTTGCACTGCCAACCCATCCATAACGATAAAAGACATCCGATTCTCAAGAACGGGAGTAGCCAGCCAAGGTTATTCCCGTTTTTTTATTCCCTCCAACAGGCAGCGGTTCTTCAAGTATCCATCCGCAGATATTCCTGATTCTTCCCTGCAAAGATAGCTTTTTGCCTTGTCGCAGGCAAGGCGGCCCTTACGGGCTGGTTGGCCGGAAAAAATCATCCTCACTCCGTTCCGGTATTTTTTCCGCCAAGCCTTGCTTAGGACAAGACAAAAAACAATACGGGGCATGTAAGAAACAGAAATACCGCGCTCCAAGGAGCCGGTCATGTCAAATTTAATCCATCAAGAATCATGAAAAGATACCAGTCTTGGAAAGGATTTCCGGAATACGGACCGGAAAGAGGATGTGCCTATACCGGAAGAGAAGAGCAGGCGGAACGGTCAATTCTGCCAGCCGGAAGTAACCCAGTCATAAACCCTACAATCCTTTAACCTATGTTGTACTATCAGTTCAGGAACTACGAAGAGTTCAAGGAAATTTTCGCAGTAGAAAAAAGAAGCAACGGCGCAAAGGTCAGAAAGAACAAGATCCTGCTCAGCCATCTGAAAAATGCAGACCTTCTGAAATATTGCCGGGAAAGGAATGATTTCACCTTGCTTGACATCAAGGACATGGCTCAATTGCAACAGTCTGTCACCGATGCCGTATGCAGTTCCGGCAAGCAGGATGATTCACTTCCCCACAAGGTGGAGCTGATTGGATGTACCTATTGGTCTGCTCAATACCGTACGGATGAAGCCCGGGGCATCTGTGAAGACGGTGACCACGGTTCCATCCGTTATGTCAATATGGAACGCAGCAGGGTGTTCAAAATGAAGTCAGCCAAGTTCCTGAGAGCCGTCATGCTGGAGACCTCCGTAGGAAAAGTCCTTTCCCCCAGTGTCGTGAACTGGCTTTGCGGGGACGTGTTCACCAAACAGTGGTACACGTTCACCCTAGGCTGTACGTCCAATATGGAGCTGCATGTGGACAACAACTTCGAGGCCATCTATGACAGCTACCGGTACAAGGGAGACTTCAACTCCTGCATGACGGACAAGGAGAGACATTTCTTCTATCTGGATTCGGTGCAGGCCAAAGCGGCCTATCTCAAGGACGAGGAAGGAAAGATTGTGGCAAGGGCTGTCCTGTTCACCGAAGTCACCGACCAGGACAACAGACGGTGGAGGCTGCTGGAGCGCCAGTATACCACCGGTGAGGACGAGATGCTGAAATACATGCTGGTCAACAAGCTGATCCAGGAAAACCGCATCGACGGATACAAGATTGTGGGAGCGTCCTGCCATGAAGCGAATGCATTTGTCGGCATTGACGGAAGTTCGCTTTTTGACCGCCGGTTTGAGATAGACTGTGTCCTGAGCATGGACAATACGCTTTCCTATCAGGATTCCTTCAAGTGGTACGACTACGATGAAAGGAAGGCCTACAACTACAAGCATTCGGAAGATGACTATCTGCTGGACACGACCGACCGGAACCTGAACGGCGATGACGACGAAAGCGACGAGGCATGGGATGAATACCACCAGCGCTACTGCACGGAAACCCGGGTCTGCTACATGCAGGGACGGGAAATCGAAGTGGATGTGGACGACCTGGAGGATTTCAACTACATATCCTCCTGCGGTGATTATTACCATCACGATGATACGGTCTGCTGTGACTGGTGCGAAGGCTACTGCCTGACAGACCACTCCGTCTACTCGGAAATCACCGAAGAATACTATTGCTGCGAACAATGCCGGGAGAATGCCGAGAGCAGCCACAAGGAAAACTACTGGCATTACTCCGAATATGACAAGGCCTGGTTTGAAGATGCGGACGAACTGACGGAAATCCATATCTGGAATCCGCAGGAAGAAACTTACCGGTCCCTGACCATCCATGTGGATACCATGGAAAGTCTGCTGGATAACGGGCAGGCGGTCTGTTTCGAAGATGAATACTACGACCTGCTGGATTCGGAAACCGGCCTTTCACTGAATTATTCCGATGATACGAACGCTTATGAAGAAGAACATGAATACGCAACTGTTGAAGAAGCTGTATAGCATATACAGCCCGAGCGGAAAGGAACAGAAGATGGTCCACTTCCTCTGTTCCTACATCAACGGGCTTCCCGGAGAAATCAGCTTGGAAAAGGACAGCTTCGGAAACCTGTATGTAACCAAGGGAAGCTGCGAGTCCTATCCCTGCCTGGTGAGCCATCTGGACCAGGTGTCCCATTGCAGGCACTCAAAGGATTTCAGGGCCGTTGAAGCCAAAGGCATCCTCTTCGGCTACTCCCCATCAAAGCGGAGATTCGAGAATCTGGGGGCTGATGACAAGAACGGCATCTTCATCTGTCTGGAATGCCTGCGGAAATACGATGCCATCAAAGTCGTGTTCTTCCGCGAGGAGGAAACCGGATGCAGGGGCAGTTCCCAGGCATACATGCCTTTCTTTGACGACGTTCGGTTTGTCATCCAGCCCGACCGGAAAGGGAATTCCGACCTGATTACGGCCATCAGTTTCACGGAGTTGTGTTCCGGAGAATTCCTCCGGGAGGCGGCTCCCGAAAAGTGGGGCTATACGGAGAACAACGGGATGATGACGGATGTCCTCACGCTGAAGGAGAACGGACTGGAAGTGAGTTGTGTCAATGTCAGCTGCGGCTATTACAATGCCCATACAGACGAGGAGATTACCGTCAAGAAGGACCTGCAGAAATGCCTGGAATTCGTGGAGCATCTCATTGAGGACTGCACAGCCGTCTATGTCCATCAGGGGACAGATGCACTCTATGATTCCTTCTTCGAGTGCGAGGAGGAGATTCACGACATCCTGCACCGGCACCCGTCCCTGTCGCTGGAAGATCTCCGCAGCTTGTATTCCCCTTCTTTTCCGCGACTGTCGGCAGAGGACTGGAGTCGGATCTATGAGGATTATCGGCTGGTATGGGACGATGTGCCGGATGACACGGCCGACTACGGATTCCTGTCCTGCCACGAAAAGGATGCATGAACGGACAAAAAGTATATACAGTCAAATACCGGTTTCACGGAACCGGAAGTTTCACCTAAAAATCAATGAGACATGAAAAAATGAAGGATGTTTCCAATCTTGAAAAACATCAGGAAGAGTCATGGAACCGCTTGAAACGGGACATTTCCAGCAGTGCACACACCATCCATGAAATTGATACAGGAAAGGCCAGAGGGTATAACCGTGCCCTGTTTGTCAGCAGTATCCTGAACAAGGTAAGCACCTATGCCGGCAAGGGTGAAGTGGAAATCGTAGAGAAGGCGGTGGATTTGATCCGGGAATACAATGCCCGCAGCGGAAAGCCGGTCATCACGCCACGCAACCGTTTCTTCCAACTGCCGGAAGTGGCCCGCCGGAACCGGCTGAAACTTGAAGAAATCCGGAAAAAGGAAAACCGGAAAGTGAAGTTTGAAGGGGGAACGCTGGTCTGAAACTACGAAGCTGACCGGCTGCAGATTCTCTTCGACAGCATTCCCAACGACGGGATGCGCAAGGAACTGAAAGCTTCCGGATTCAAGTGGTCTCCCAAGCAGCAGGCCTGGCAGCGCCAATTGACGCAGAATGCCGTGCATGCCGCCCAACGTGTGTTGAATCTCAACTCGCTGTAGCCATGGACAGCCGAACCCGATTCATTGCAGATTCCCGCTGTTTCAGCGGGGTCTGCCTGACGGTCATGTCAGACGGACTGCACAGCGACAGTACTGGAGAAACGCTGGAAGAGCTGCGCATCCGGAAAGTCAATCCGTACATCACAGCTCTGTCACCCCACCAGATGGAAAAACGGATGCGCCTTTACCGGCAGGCGCTGTGTGCTCCTTTCAAGGAAATCACGAAGAAGGAATACCTTGAACTGCTGAACGTGCTTCCACCGATACGGAAGCGGGAGGACTCCTTCTTTCTGTCCGAACCTTATTACGGGGAACTGGCAGAATTCTGCTTTACACGGGAAAACCGGTTCTTCAAGGGAATCCGGTCTGTCTGCACACCGCAAGCCAGACTGGACAAGGAAATCGACCGGTACATGGAACTGATACGGCGGAAGGCTTTCCTCCACAAAGGGAAGGATACACCGATCGGTGATAACGACACGGACCTCTGGCACATAACACCTTATTTCTTTTCAGTGGACGGCAAAGCACCGGCTTTCCTGTGCAACCTTGTCTACCGGGATGACCGCCGGCAGGCAAGGACAGATATGGCCCATACCCTGAAAAGCCTGCGGAACAGCCATTACCGGTACTGTTGGGGAAAAGGTCCCTATGAAACACTGGACTGCCTGATGGACCGTGCGCTCCAGGAAGATCTTACACTCATTTCCGGCGGCTGCTTTTTCCAGTATCCCACCAACCGGGAATCCATCACTTTCTTCGGCCAAGTCAAAGAGACCGGAGAAGAGTTCCTGTTCCGTATCTACGACCGGGACTACTTTCTCTATCTGCTGAAGCGGCTGAGGACGGTCAAGAGAGAGAATTGCATGGAAAACATTTCCGATTCATCCACCTTAAAAACTATCCTGTAATGAAAGAAGGAGACATTGTTTTTCTGATACGCTCCTACAGGGGATACCGTGCCGTTGAACTGATTGAAAGACTGCCTTACCGCTGGCTGGTACGGGTGGTCGAAAGCGGCCTGGAGCTGGAAGTGTATGAAGATGAACTGACAGCCGAAAATTGAAAGAGCCATTCAATAAACAAACGATTCATTAACTTTTAAAATTACATCATCATGAAAATCTGTTGTTCACAAGAACACTACGACAAGGTCGTACAGTATGCCAACTCCATTCAGGACCAGACTTTGCAGAACTGTCTGGAACGTTTTAAACAATGGGAAAAGAGCGGACGGGGCTGTGAAATCGAACTTTACTACGACTCAGCCCCTTATTCTTTCGGATTCTGCGAACGGTATACGGACGGGAGAACCGGCATTGTGGGCGGACTGCTGTATCATGGCAACCCGGACCAGTCGTTTGCCGTAACCATGGACCGTTTCCACGGATGGAGCATCCATACGTAAACCGCATCCGGTTTGTGGCATGAGGCATGCAGGATAGAAGTATCACCTCAGACTGTATGCCTCTTACCTTTATATATATGTATCACCATTAAAATCATTTGTCTGATGAAACTGAACTATAACGAATGGCTGACACTGGCTTTCTGGGAATACAACCGGTATCCGGATGAAGAACTGACGCTGGAGCTGTTTCAGGAAACCTTCGGTTCCGTGCCGGGTGCACACTACTACGAGAAATGGGTTTACTACTACGAAAAGAACCTGCTGGGCATGATGGCCTATTTCAGAGGCGAGGAGGACAAAGGGCAGAAGTTTTGTGACATGGTCGCCCGTCAAGTGGAGCGGTATATACAGAACCGGGAAACATACACGGAAAACAATCATCTATAACAACAAGCGTATGGCAAAATTTGAATTATCCAACGAAGTCAAGCCGCTCGACCGAATTATCAACCGGTTGGCCGGAGAATGCGGCTACGAAGTCCAGCAGGTGTTCAACGACCTGCTGCGGTATATCATACACGGATTCTCACCGGGTGCGACACCTCTGAAGGACTGGAAATACAAGCGGCAGCAGAATATGGCATTCCTGGAAATGATCCGGGAGTGGATCGGCATCATGCAACGGCAGACTGCCCTGTCCGGCTGGTTCGATGCATTCGGGGAACTTCACATGGCCTACTGTTCCAAAAGCGGACAACAGTATCTCGGACAGTTTTTCACCCCGACTTCCATCTGCGAGCTGATAGTCCAATGTACAAGGACTGAGAAAGGCACTACGGGCAAACGTATCAGTGACCCGACCTGCGGAAGCGGCAGATTGCTGCTGGCCTACCACGTGCATTGTCCGGGTAATTATCTGGTCGGTGAAGACATTAGCCGGACCTGCTGTATGATGACCGTATGCAACATGCTGATTCACGGGTGTGTCGGTGAGGTCATCTGCCACGACAGCCTCATGCCGGACAAATTTACGGACGGTTGGAAAGTCAATCCGACCCTGCAGTTCAGCGGTCTGCCTTCCATCCGACACATCAGTAAGGAAGAATATGCTGACAATCATACAGCGAATAGCCAAATACGGCATCTGTTGAATGCAGCAAAAGAGCTGGAATATCTGGAAAAGAACCTGCCGCCTTCCTTATGAGACTGATGCCAGAAATTCATTGGTCAAGATTCAAGCCATTGAAAGTTGACATCCGTCAACAGTGAATAAAATATAAATTATAGGCTGATTTTGACTTACACATTCTGTTATTCAAAATAATACATTAACTTTGCATCAGAAAATCATAACAGAATGTGTAAGTCAAATAAAGACAAACAATGGAGTTATTCTTTCAGAACAGGAAACTAGAAAAGATTGCGTCTGACCCAAGAAAATGCTTAAAGGAACTTGGCAAGACTAGAGGAGATCTATTCCTGCTACGCTTAAGAGACCTCTACAGAGCTGAAACTCTTGAAGATGTGCGTTATCTACCCGGACACTATCATGAGCTGAAAGAAGACAAGAAAGGACAATGGGCGTGCGATCTTGACCAACCATACCGACTGATATTTGAACCCCATGAAGACCCTATTCCAACAGATGAAAACGGAAAGTATATCTGGATTGAGATCAAAGAAGTAGAAATAGTTGAAATTGTGAATTATCACGGTAAATAGTATAGATTATGGCAAATTTAAAGAAATTCGTTCCTCCAGTGGAATTTCATCCCGGTATTACCCTTTCAGAAAAGCTGAAAGAGATGGGCATGAGCGTAAAAGAGTTTGCTGTGCGCACTTCAAAACCAGAAAAGACAATTTTTGCTGTCATGAGCGGCAAAAGCAGCGTTACCTCTGATATGGCTGTAGCTTTTGAGAGTGTCACAAAAATCCCTGCACATTTCTGGTTGAATATACAACGTGGATATGATGAATATGTAGCCCGTCAGAAGAGAGAAGAACAGCTGTCAAAGGCGTATGAATGGGCACGTCTGTTTCCCCTGGCCAAAATGATGGAATTTGGATGGATTCCTACCGTTCATACCGCAGATGAAAAGGTAAAGGCATTGCTGGCTTTTTTTCAGGTAAGCACAGACAGAGCATGGGAAGACTACTATCTGAACCAACAGCTGAAAGTGGCGTTCCGCATTTCTCTCAACAATATAAAAGAAGCACACGCAATATCTGCATGGTTGCGTCAAGGGGAAATCCAGGCGGCAGAAATGCCAACTGCAGAATTTTCCGAAAAGATCCTGCGCGAAACGATACCTGCCATGAAAAGCCTTTGTGCTGAACATCCCGAAGATTTCGCTATCAGGTTGCAGGACTTGTGTGCACAGGCTGGGGTTAAGCTTGTATATACACCTTGTCTGCCCGAAGCTCCTATCAATGGGTCTACAAGGTGGATAAATGATGTACCCTGCATTCAGATGACTGGAAGACATAAAAGAAACGACATTTTCTGGTTCACATTCTTCCATGAATTGGGGCATATCCTACTGCATGGGAAAAAGGATATTTTCCTGGAAGATATCGAATATGAAGATAAGCAGAAGGAAAAAGAGAAGGCGGCTGATGATTTTTCTTCTCGGATTTTATTGTCCCAGACTGAGGAAAGTGAGATTATCAAACAGGGTGATTTTTCCGCAAATACCATCCGGTATTATGCTGAAAAATTCGGCATCCATCCGGGCATCATCGTTGGAAGATTGCAGCATAATAAAGTTATCTCATTTACCGCTCATGCAAATCTGATTGAAAAAATAGAACTGTTCAGCTGAGTTGTTGTTTAATCTGCAACGAAAACACATGGCTTCATGTCAAAAATCAAAAAAAGTAGAAAGACCTCCCGGTGGGTGGAGAGACCGCATACTTGCGAGGTACTTCATCCTATTCAAACGATGGAAACAGAGAACAAGCCCTTGACCAGCATAGATAACCTCATGGATGCCGAGTTCGGCAAAACCGGTACCCGGCAACGTGAAGCGTTCCGTAAGGAAGCGTATGATTATTGTGTGAAGTCAAATCTGGAGAAGGAAGCCAAAGAAAATCATAAACAGAATTCAGCAACAAAACAAAACTGTACGCATAATGAATGACCTGCAGAAAAAAGCGAAGGTCGGTTTTTATTGCAACCGGCCTTATGGAATACGGATTGACTATGCCCAAAAGGGATTTGTTTTTTTCAACCGTTATGCCAATACGCTTGGTAACAGAGAAACCGGCTCCATTGAGGAACTGTCTTTGGAGAGTTTTGAAGGTGTCAATGAGATTCCTTTGGACGGCATACTTGTCCATAACGGGAATCATACTACAGATGTTTATTTCTACTCTGAGGAATCCAATCCGTACAGAAACGCGACTTTGGATTTGGAGGCACTGAAACAATACAACCGGTTCATCTATCCCCTGTCCATCCTTCTGAACCGGACATTATAAAGCACCAGCCGTGAAATGCATGATGTTTCACGACTGGCGGCTACTTTCAGGGTACGAACAACCGTTCGTATTCTTCTTTCCTCCTTCTTTCTATGGACGGGATCTTCTTTCCTTTGTAGTAGCAAAATTTCACAAAGTCCGCATAGATATCCCTGTTACCGGATTCCAGCTTTCTGACCAATGTACTTTTGGGCATCTTGCCATAGCCGAGAAGCCGGTACGGACCTACCTGATAGGCCAGGCAAGCTATCAATAACGAATCTTTTCCCAGATGGCGAAAGAGGGCACACAGTTCCTTCAAGTCCTTTCTTAAAAGCTGTTCTCCTTCCTCTCTCGTCAAACGGGACGGGAATCGTTCGCCCGGACGGATACGGTGTCCGAATGCCACATAGGGATAGTGCTCCGGACCATGCCAACTTTCGTATTTCATGATACATTCAACAGCCGTTTCCCAAAGCGGATTGACCGCATTTTCCTGGGCATTCAATCCTCCTACAAGGATGGTTAGGAAGAGTGACCAAAGCATACTCCGTCGTTTAGTCTGTCTTGTCATGCACCTCCTTCTTTATTCGATGGCTGACTTCCTGATTCATTCTCAGCCTCATCATCGGCATGGTTGAAATCGAATTCCATCTCGACCAAATCCCCCCAGTTGTTCTCCACCGCAACAACCAGATTCTGCGCTTCGTCACACTGGGAAGTATAATACAGCCGGAATTTCGCATCTTCCAGCAGATAGCGGTCATTCGGTTTGAATACCATCCCGTTCTCCAGTTTCAAGGAACCCGTTCCATCGTACTGAAAATACCGGATGGTATAGACTGTTCCGTCAAAATCCCCTTCACTCTTCACTTCACAGCGTATTTCCGCCGTTTCACCCTTGGCCAGCTGTTTGGGAACCGGCATGGTTTCCACCGTAAACGGGTACTGCTGCTGCACATCCAACTCCGAATCACAGGAGGAAACTGCCATCGCCAGTAATCCCATACACCACAAAACCAGCCAGCCGGCCATTCTTCTTTCGTTTCTCATACTTGTTGTCTTCATGTGTTTTCTTTCACTTTTATCAGATGTTCATTCAAATCCTTGCTTCCTTCATAGACTCCGGATCCGTCAGAAAGGCGGCTTCCGTATCGTTGGAGCAATTTATTCAATGCTGACTGCCCGGCAGCATCCCTGTCCAGGTAGCAGCGGATTTCCCGGTAGTTATCCAGCAAGGCATACGACCTTTCCAGATTCGACACGGAGTTCAAGACCAGACAGTCTTCTTTCCCTGCCAGTCCCAGGACCAAGGCTGAAAGGAAATCCATCACTCCTTCAAACACGCAGCACTTGTCCTGCTTGTGATCTGAAAGAGGGACCAAGGACAGGTCCTTGGGAGAGATGCATCCCTTAAACCCGGGATTGCGTACCTCGTAGCCACCGCTCCGGTTGGCAAAGCCGATGGCAAAATACCGCTTTCCACGGATACTGTAGGATATTTCCCGGCAGTGCGTTTGGGCCAGAAACAATGGTATTGCCCTTTTCTCCAAGTAATCCTTCAAGGCCGGATGGGACAGGCCGGCTACCTTCACCTGTTCGAAACAGGATGCCGGTGGCTGCCGGGCAGGCCTTGGCCGAGGAGCCAACGGCAAGTGTTCCGATTGACCCGAGAGAAAATCCACCTGCCTGCTGAAGTCCGTACTTCCCGTCAGTTCTCCGGCAAGGTGGAATATGTCACCACCTTTGCCGAGCCCAAAATCGAACCAGACATTCCGGTCTGTATTCACCTTGAACGAGGCAGTCCGCTCTTCCCGCAGCGGAGACCTGTACCATACATCCTGTCCTTTCCGGTAAGCGGGAGCAAACCCCAACCGGGTGAGCAGGTCGACCAAAGGCACCTGCCTGAGTCGTTCTATCTCCATCCTGTATCAATCCAGATAAAATCGGAATCCGGCACCGCACTGCAACTGGCAACGGTCCAGGCTACCGCCCCACAGGAAGCGTTCCCGCACGGAGGCGGTCAAGGCAATCCGGTCACTGAGGTAAACTTCCATTTCCAGGGTCAGGGCACCGCCATAGACAAAGGCATCACTGTTCTTCAACCGGGCCCCGTCATACAGTGTCCGTTCCGACCAGTTCAGCGTTTCGTATCCGGCCAATGCGGAAACTCCCGCATGAAAGAATAGGGTCCTCCCTGCATCGGACAGAAGCTGGAGATAATATCCCCCTTCAGCGGTAAACTGCGCAGACGGCAAGGTGACCGTCCGGTAATCATGCTTCCGGTAGAGGTATTCCGCACCGAACACCCATCGGTTGCCACCCTTGGCATGGGTGGTCACACCCAAGCCGGCAAAATAACCTGCTGAAGGAGCCATGCCTCCACGCATTTCCACGGCCTGCATTCCGGGCAGGCAGCGCTGGGCAGCAGCCTGCCCTACGGAGAGGGCAAGCAGGCAGACCAACATACACATCCACTTTCTCTTCATCGTACTTTCAGTTCGTTGACGGTTTCTGCACGGACAAGGTCTTCATTGACCACTTCAAAACTCTGGTGACGGCCGCCCTGCTTCTCAAACATCTCGACCACCAGTTTCTTGTCATCCGGTATCGTAAACTTTGGAAGAGCGAATACCGTACATTCCGAATCCCTGCCGTTTACACGTGTCACATAATTATAGGCACGCAACGGATAAATCACCTGCTCCTGCATGGCGGTCCGCTTCACCACTTTCTTGTCCACAATCTTGAAGGTGATGAAGTCCACATCGAACGGTACATGCGAGGTATTCTTCACCTGGGTATGGAAATAAAGCAGGTCGCTGTGGGTATACATACCCTTCAACAGGAACTGGACCCCGAAGCGCTTGCTGCCGATGTGGCGGATACGGCGCTTGTCATTCTCATGGACAGACTTCATGATCAGCCGGACCAGTCGGAGGGATTCGTTGTCAAGTTCTGTCAGGTAGATTTCCATGGCGTTGTTCGGACGGTTCACCGATTCCCCGTCATGGATGAAATCACACATCTCCACATTCAGCAGCAGGGGCTCATCGGCATACTTGACATTGAATGTGTAAAAATTTCCGTCTTCGGTAATGACCGACATGTTGGTTTCCTGCCGGAAATGGCGGGTCGTGGCTTTCACGCGAATAACATTCTCGGCACCGTCAGCCTTACCCGCAATCAGGTTGGGTGACCCCAGGTCCACGTATCTCACCGGTGCGGGGAAAATGACGTGGACGGTCTTGTCATACGTGATTTCCAGCCCGTGGGGCGGAATCATCCGGCTGAAACCGATTTTCCGGGTCAGTCCTTCATACAGATCTCCGTTGCTCTGCTGCGCCATGGCAGCCAGCATGCCCGTCAGGAGGGCAAATACCATCAGAATCTTCTTCATGTGCTTGGGTTTAACGATTGTTTTGATGTCATTGTTTCTTATTGTTCCGGGGAATGGAGCAGCACCCGGTGTCCGGCCTTGAGCGTGACCTTGACCGTACGCATCCTTTTGGTGATATACTGCGAGACACCTTGAAGCACGCCTTTTCCCACATCCGAAGCAATCTGGGCTCCGGCATCGGTGGAGATATTGATGCTACTGTTCATCGAGCTGCCCATGTTGGCTGCAATTTCCCGTGCGGCATCATACTCCAGCGAATGGGGAATCAGGATTCCCTGCTGCCCATCCGTATCATAGACTTCCAGTTCCACGGGAAGGATGCTGCCGCCCGCTTCCAAGGTATGGATGACGATTTCCAGCCGTTCCCCCTGGATCCGGGTTGCACCGACCAGCACGATCCCTTTCGGGATGAACCGGTCTGCCACGGCCATGGGTTCCGTAAGCCGGAGCCGGAGAGCCTGCCCGTCGGATACGGTCTGCGTACCATGCACACAGGCGGCAATGGTATTTCCAGTTGTTACGGTCTTCCTGCCGACGGGGGTGTGGAATCCGGTATTCCGTTCACCGGCATAGGCGGAAAGGAACTCCTCTTCCGTCAGGGGTGCGGAAAGGCTCGACACCACCTGGCTTTGCAGCCGCTTGACCGGCATGGCCGGACGGTTTTCCGCTTTTGCAGCAGGCAAGCTGGACGGGGCTGTCTGCCGGCTGTTGTACCTGGCTGCCAGTTCATAGGACTTTTCCATGAGGGCCATTTTCTCTTCCATCCCCGGGGATGTTTCCTGTCTGTCCTCCTGCTGCCGTTCCAGCTCTTCAATCCTTTCCAGCAGCTTCTCCTTTTCAGAATCCGCTGCCGGTTCATAGATGCTCCCGAGGGTACGGTTCATCTGCCGGTATGCTCCAGCGGAGGAAGTGACTGCTCCGGTATGGCCATCCATCCTTTCCGGTTCTGCATCCGGTTCCTTTGGAAATGTATCCGGCAAACGGACACTGTCCCTCGGCTGTTCGTTCCGGAACAAGGATTCGGCCGTATCAAAGTAGGTTTTCCGCTTCCGGCTTTCCTGCTCCAGCAGCGCCTTCTCATAAGCGTCCTTCTTATTGCCTTCCAGTTCCTTGTCCTCGGGGGAAGGGATTTCGGTATTGAACCCTTTCCCCCGGTTCTGCCTGGCTTCTTCCTCCTTCGAAGGAGAAAATATCAGATAAAGGCTGCCCAGGCACAGCAGGCCCATGAGCGGATATACCACGAAGCGGGCACGACGGCGTTTCTGTTCCTCAGTCAGCGGTTCCCCGTCCCTGCGGAACGGAATCCCGAACGGCTTGAGCAGCCGTTCCAGCTGTTTCTTGATTTCTTCTTTCTGCAT